CTGGTAGGTACGGGTGTGCCATTATCAATCGGTGAAGTACGTGACTCTCAGGATAAGAAAGCCCAACGGGGACGCTTTGATCAAGTTGCCCCTATGATGTCGATAGATACAACAAACTCCATCAAAGCTTTTATTAAGACTGAGACTTATGGTTCTGCAAAACCACCGCGGAACATTTCTACCATGTCCCCAGAAATCACCATTCAATCATCGGCTTATAGTCTGCCCTTGGCTAAAGTACTAAAACAACACGACTGGTACTGCCCGGGGAAACCTCCTCGAGCCATAGTTGAGAGACTAGATGCAGTAATGCAGATGGAACCAACTGAAGATCTTGAGGAAGGCGACTATACTTGCCTGGATGGGACCCAAAGTCCGGATTATTCTAACTTTTTGTTATTACCAACGTATATGCGTTACTACGCACCAGAACATCGTGGCGGGTTTCGCAAATTATACAAAGAGATATATAAGAATAAGGCCACTACGTCTAACGGAGTGGCTTACAAACCGCGGATGACGGTCAGAAGTGGCAGCTCAATAACAACTCAGGCTGGCACTATTGATAACGCGTTCAATGTCTATAGCGCGCTGAGGAACATGGGATACACGGAAGATCAAGCTTGGGAGCTGATCGGAGCTATATTTGGCGACGACAGCGTCAATGCTAATCACCGAGGAGTGTTTAGAGAATTTGTAGAGCAAGTAGTGCAAGACCTCGGCATGATCTACAAATCTAACTTGAGAACACGAGGAGAACCTGTACTATTTCTAGGAAGGTATTTTGTTGACCCCACCACCACGTATGATTCGTTTGCTGATCCAATGAGAACTATTGGGAAATTACATGCTTCAGCAAATAAGACTGTGACTCCTGAACAAGGAGCTGCTAATAAAGCACATGGCTATCGTACGACGGATGCAAATACCCCTATTATAGGAACATGGGCTGATAAGGTATTAGAACTTACCAAACTCAAGTTTAAGAACGGTACTGGCGAAGAACAATACAAATGCAGTAATGCTTGGCCTCAACATGATAAAACAATGATCACTGAGGCAATGGCTAAGGTGCTCGGCATAACAGTTGCTGAGCTCTTGGAGAAGGACTGTGCCATCAAGGCTGTCACCGGTCTTGACCAATTTCCAGTAATTTTCGATACCACTTACGAGCACAAACAACTTGCTGTGGTGGACGGAGATTTAGTTGGTACGGACCTTCATCAAAATAACAAACAAGATGAACGACAACCAGAAACAAGCCATCGAAGCCTACAACAAGCTAATCTTCCGGTCGATGTCGGCGATACAAACGCTGGCAAACAACCAGGAAACTGCCTTCCAAAAGGCGGCAGACCGCCTAAAAGCGGTCGGCCTCCACGCGGAAAAGGTGCCAAGACAGTTCGCACTCAGAATGGGAGAAGCCGCAACACAACTGCTCTCCCTGCTACAACCCGGCCAACAGGATTGAGGAAGTAA